ACGGGATTGCAGGGGGCGCTCGATGCCAAGGCGCCGCTGGCCTCGCCCGCACTCACGGGCACACCCAGTGCGCCCACAGCGGCGGCTGCGACGAACACAACCCAGATTGCCACCACAGCCTTTGTGCAAGCGGCCATCACCGCCCTCGTCGACGGCGCCCCGGGGGCAATCGATACGCTCAACGAACTGGCCGCTGCTCTGGGCGATGACCCGAACTTTGCCACCACCGTCACCAATGATCTTGCCGGCAAGCTGGTGAAAGCGTCAAACCTCGCTGACCTCAGCAATGTCGCCACGGCGCGCACGAACCTCGGCCTTGGCTCTATGGCGACCCAATCCGCAGGCGCTGTTGCCATCACCGGAGGCACGATCACCGGCATTAGCCTTGATGGCGGCACCTTCTAGGAAGGGTCTTTTCTATGCAGATCACTCACAAACGCTCGGGGCTAGCCGACAAGGTACCCCAGACGACCGATCTGGCTCTGGGCGAGCTCGCGATCAACACTCATGATGGCAAGCTCTTCCTGAAGAAGAACGACGGTGTCGAAACCGTTGTCGAGATCGGTGGCGGGGCGGGGTCTTCGGCCATGTTCACGGAAACCGAACAGATCCTTGCCGCTGATCACACACTGACCGCGGATCGCAATGCCCTCACCGCCGGTCCCATCACTATCAATGACGATGTCACCCTGACCATCCCGACCGGATCGAACTGGTTGGTGGTCTGACGCGAAACCTAGGAAACACCCCATGACAGTCACGATCAACGGCGAGAAAGGCGTTCTCGTCAACGGCGCCTATACAGAAACAGTCGTTACCAGAACCGCCAATACCTATGCGGTGAACCCTGCCAACGGCACTATCCATCATATCGCTCCGGCGTCGGGTGCCATTACCCTCACATTTGATGCCATGGGTAACGGGCAAGGGGTCACTCTGATGATCATCGCCCCATCGACCGTCTCCTTTCCGGCTGGCACCAAGTTCATCGGCGGGGCCGCCCCTGTCTTGAGCGCCACCAACCCGACGGTGCTCTCGGCGATCAAGATTGCCGGAACCCTTTATGTGATGCGCGCGGGAGAACTCTCCTGATGTTCCGGCAGAAAGGGCTCTATCCTGCAAAAGACAACCGCTGCGACTTTATCACCTCTTACGGGACCACCGCATCCCAGGTCAGTGGCTATTCGCTTTACAGCTATCCCGCCAGCGCCATGGCCGGGGATCTCATCTTTGTGGCCATCGGTAACCCCTCGGATCTGGTCACCCATCCGGGCGCGCCGGGCTTCAATCAGATCCATTCCGTGGAAGTTTATAACGGCTACTGGATGGGGCTCTACTGGCGCCACCTATCGGCCGGCGATCCCGGGACCAATATGGGGATCTGGCAGGGAGCGGGGTTTTTCTCCTATGCGCTTTATCGACCCAACTTCACAGTCACCGGCGTCTCTGAAAATGTCGTGTATCAGTACGGCGGAACCGGTAATCCGGCAGCTGCCACGGTAGATCTGACCGCCTCTGGAAAGGTGCGTGCCGCCCTGTGTCAGGTCACTTCGAACTACGGTAGCACGGTGAATGTCTCCGGCGAAGCACCTGACTTTAGCCAAAACGTGAACTGGAACCCCTATGAGGGCTTCTTTGCCATGAAGCTTTACATGGATTGGGAAACCGGTGGCGCCACCACCTTTGACCAGACCGACACCACCGGCGCGCGCAGCCACCGCACCAGCGCGCTCGAATTTACGACCATCTGAGGAGTTTCCCGATGTATGTCAAAATCACAGACGGGCTTCCCGTCCCCACAACTCTCGCCCAGCTGAAACTTGATCACCCGACGGTCAGCTTCCCGGGCACATTCCCTGACGCGCTGGCAGCCGAGTGGGGGTTACTTCCACTTGAAGCCACGCCGCGACCCGAGATCAATCGCCTGATCGAAGACGTGGCCGAAGGTACGCCGGAACTGGTGGACGGCACCTGGACGCAGGTTTGGACAGTTACTCCGCTGTCGCAAGAGGAAGCGGAAATCCGTATACGCACCGAACGCGACCGGCGTCTGGCCGCCTGCGATTGGGTGGTCATTCGCGCCAAAGAGCTCGGCCAGTCGGTCCCGATCGACTGGTTTACCTATCGCGGAGATCTGCGTCAGCTTCCCGATCAGCCGGGCTTTCCTTTTGAGGTGGTCTGGCCAACCCCTCCGGTCTAATCGCCTTCCCCCCCCTTGATGAACCACCTCCCTTAACCTCCAAAGGAGTGCTGCCATGGAAGATGACAGCCTGATTGCCGTCCTGCACCGTCTGTTTGGTGGCACACTTACCACCCTGATCGGCGCCTTCATCGGCCGGCTGATGTTCCACTCCGGTGAGGTTAAGCTCGGCAAGCGCCGCTTCTTTGGCAAGGAGCTTCTTTGGGAGATCCCTGTTGCCATCGGCATGGCCATCATTGGCGAGGCCGCGGCCAGCTATCTCGGGCTTACACAGCCCGTCAGCACCGGGCTTGTCGCCACCCTCGCCTATCTCGGTCCCCGTGGCGCCCAGAGCGTGCTCACCGGTTGGTTCGAGCGCAAGAAGTAACCCGGCGCCCAATACCCATCCCCATTCATTCCATCCAGCAAGGAGGGTCCCATGACACCTTATGACATCGCACGTCTGCATCTCGGGCTGAAAGAAGTCCCGGGCGATGCCGACAACCCCGACATTCTCGCCATGTATGCCCGTGTGGGCCACGGCTGGGTCGAACACGACGAAGTGGCCTGGTGTGCCGCCTTTGTCGGCTCCTGCCTCGAACAGGCAGGCGGGCGTTCTACGAGGTCCCTGACCGCCCGCTCCTATCTCGATTGGGGAGTGCCCGTAGAGCTCACCGATGCACAGACCGGCGATATTGTCATCTTCAAGCGGGGCAGCTCCTCCTGGCAGGGGCATGTCGGCTTCTTTGTGGAAAACCATGGCGCCTCCATTGCGGTGATGGGTGGCAACCAGAAGGATGCCGTTTCCGTCGCGAGATACGCCCGGGAGGATTTGTTGGGAATCCGGCGGGCGGGCGATGTATCGCCCTCCGTCACTCTGCCGCTCGCGCAGGTGCAGTCTCTACTGGCCGCGTTGGGCTATCATGAGGCGGGACGCGCAGACGGGATCATGGGATCTCGGACCAAAAGCGCTATCCTGGCTTTCCGCGCCGAACAGGGTCTGCCCCTGAAGCCGATTGTGGATGCCGAGCTTGTCGCGGCGCTCTTCTCAGCCACCCGGCGTCCCGTCACGGAGACCCGCGCGCAAGGGACGCCCGCGGGCAGTCGCATTCTGGCTGCCTCGGAAGCGCAGATCGGACTTGGCTCTATCGGTCTCATGGGCACGCTTGGCGGCAAGATCGCCGGGGCGCTCTCGGAGGCAGAGGATGCGCAAGGGCTTGCGGTCCATGCTTTGTCTGTTCTGGGGCTGGAAGCAACTCGCGTCGAGGCTCTGCTGCCCTGGATTGGCGCGGCCGTATTTGCCGGGGTCATTCTTTATGCTCTGAAAGCGCGCTCTGCCCGTATTGAGGACCACCGCACGGGAAGGACGCCTTAGTGGCTGGGCTGATCACATGGACGCTGGGAGCGCTGGGGCGGAGGGTCGTTCTGTTTGGGACACTGGTTCTGGCAGGGCTTCTTGCGCTGGGCCTGGTCTGGCGCAGTGGGCGGGCAGCCGGGCGCCGTGAGCTCGCCAGTAGGCAGTCCGCCGCCCGTATTCAAACTCTCAAAACAACATTGGAGATACGACATAAACTTGCTCAAACACCTATGCCTGATCAGCGCCATCGCCTTGAGCGCTGGATGCGGGATTGAGGTTCCTCACATTGATAACGCTTGTGATTGGGTGATGCCAATCAGGCCTTCACAGCAGGATCGGCTGACGGATGGGACAGTAGCGCAGATCCTGGCGCATAATGAGGTTTGGGAGAAGGTGTGTGGGCTCGATGGAATTGACAAAGAATAATATGCAGCCATTCGCCGCGGATTACACCAAGGTCCGCTCCGCGGGACAAAGTGACATTTCGCTGCGCGAGTCTGAACGGCAGGTTTCAGCGCGTCGCGTTCTCCAAAAAAAGCAGCAGTGGCCGGAACCAACAGCGAAAAACACTCCCGCGTAAAGAGGACATCCAGTCCTCTTGGAATCCTGCGCGCATCTCAAAATTTTGTTTTCATGCCTTATGGCGGAAGTTTGCATCCCGACCAAAAAACGCGCCAACTCGTATATGTATTTTCCTATTGGAAATTTTCCTATTGGAAAATTATTGATTCTCATAGAGTATGAGGCGCAGCTCACATCACAGAAACGCATTGAGAATTGAGCTGCCAGTAGACGAAAAATGAATGCAATCCGGAGAATATAATGGCCGAGCAAATTCGCGTGAACCGACTAAATATGACACTCGAGGATCGCCTCCATCAGGAGGAAGGCTGGGTCTATATGACTGGGATGCAGGCACTCGTGCGTTTGCCGATACAGCAACGCAAGCGCGACATGACAGCGGGTCTGAATACCGGCGGCTATATCTCGGGTTACCGCGGATCTCCGGTTGGCACCTATGATATGAACCTCTGGCAAGCCGAAAAGGTACTGAAAGAGCACAACATCCATTTCCAGCCCGGCGTTAATGAAGACCTGGCGGCCACAGCTACTTGGGGCTCGCAGATGGTCGGGCTGTTTCCTGGCGCAAAGGTCGATGGGGTGTTTTCAATATGGTACGGCAAGGCACCGGGTCTGGATCGCTCAATGGACCCGATCCGGCACGCCAACCTTGCGGGCACCAATCCGAAGGGCGGCACGCTGCTATTGGTTGGTGACGATCACGGCGCAAAATCATCGACCCTGGCTTGTTACTCGGATCAGAGCTTTGCATCGCTTGGAATACCCTTTCTTGCACCAGCCAACGCGCAGGACGTGTTGGACTATGGACTGCACGGCATCGCCTTAAGCCGTTTCAGCTCGACGCTTGTTGGCATGAAGCTTGTGACCGACGTTGTTGAAGGGGGTGGCTCTGTTCATGTGGCACCTGATAGCCCGAGAATAATTGTGCCAGATTCCTCTGGCCCTGATACAACAATCAAGCCATTCACCCCTATTTTGGAACAAGAGCGGCTCCTGTGGGATGTGAAACTCCAAAAGGTGCTGGCCTATGTTCGTGCCAATGGGCTTAACAAGTCTGACGGCTCGAAAGACGCCAAGATTGGCATCGTAGCGGCAGGCAAAGCCTGGCAAGACTTGAACCAGTCCTTGAATGGTCTGGGCTATCGCGACGGTAAACTTGGCAATCTTCCATTAAAGCGCCTGAAGTTGGGTATGGTTTGGCCGCTTGATCCTGCTGAAATCAAAAAATTTGCCGAGAATCTCGACACAATCATTGTTGTCGAGGAAAAACGACCTTTGCTTGAAGATCAAATCAGAGCCATTCTTTACGGTTCCGGCATGGCGCCGCGCATTGTTGGCAAATCCTTTGACGGACAAGCCCATTCGGGTACCGAAGAAAATTGTGCTTTCCCGCGCACTGGGGAAATCGACCCGGGTCTGATCACGCAGGTAATTGTCCGCGTTGCAAATGAGACCGTTCCCGAGTGTGGTCTTTCTTTACCCAACCGTTTGGGGGTGGCTCCGGTGATTTCTGGTGGGGCCATTCGACCCCCTTCGTTCTGTGCAGGCTGTCCGCACGGCCGATCGACGCAAGTTATCGAAGGAAGTCGCGCTCTTGCCGGGATCGGGTGTCACTCAATGGCGATGCTGAACGGTCCTCAGACGACCAACTCGATCAGTCACATGGGCGGTGAAGGCGTTATGTGGTTGGGACAGTTCCCATTCACCGACGAAAAACATGTTTTCACAAACATGGGTGATGGCACGTATTTTCATTCAGGGCTTTTGGCCATCCGGGCAGCGGTCGCGGCGAAAGCACCAATTACCTACAAACTCCTTCATAACGGATTTGTATCCATGACCGGTGGTCAACCACACGACGGTGAAATCAGCCCCGAGCAGATGATCCGCCAACTTCGCGCTGAGGGGGTCGAGCGCATCGCTTTGGTGTCGGATGAGCCCGAAAAGTTCGAGGGGAAAAAACTAGGTTATGGGGTAAGCTTGCATCCGCGCACCGAGATGGAAGCCGTTCAACGCGAGTTTACCAAGCATCAAGGCGTATCGGTTATCATCTTCGATCAGCCTTGTGCGACCGAGCGTCGTCGCCTCAGGAAGCGTGGCAAATGGGTGGATCCTGACAAGCGGGCATATATAAACCCTGAGGTTTGCGAGGGATGCGGTGATTGTTCGACCATTTCGGGCTGTATGGCGATAGAGCCTCTTGAAACTGATTTGGGTCGCAAACGAATGATCAACCAGTCTTCATGTAACAAGGACTTCTCTTGTGTCGAAGGTTTCTGCCCGTCATTTGTCACCGTATCGGGTGCAACCCCTCGTAAGGCGCGGAAGGAAAGCGTCAGTATTGATGTCACCCATCTTCCAGACCCTGCACCACGTGACATAGACGGATCCTGGTCAATCCTTGTTTCAGGCATCGGTGGAGCGGGCGTCGTGACGATCGGTCAAACTCTGGCTGTCGCAGCCCACGCCGACGGATATTTTTCGTCCAATCTGGACATTACCGGATTGGCACAAAAATACGGTGCGGTTCATAGCCACATCAAGTTGGCTATTAGCCCAGAGCAAATGCGCGCAACGCGTATTGCCGCTGGTGAAGCAGACGCTTTGATTGGATGTGATTTGGTGGTCGCCGCCGGAGACGAAGCACTATCAAAACTGACTGCGGGTAAAACTGTAGCCGTAACTGACACCACCGTGGTTCCGACAACCGAGTTTTCGAGAAACCCTGACTGGGCGCTCAGCGGAGATGAGCAGATTAAGCGCCTGAAGCGAGCGATCGGAGATGATGCTGTGGCTATTGATGCCCAGACCCTTGCAGAAAAAGTCATGGGCGACCGTGTTTTCGCGAACATGCTGTTGATGGGGGCCGCTTGGCAAAAAGGTGGTATCCCACTGTCTCTTTCAGCAATCAACAGAGCGATTGAGCTCAACGGTGTTGCAATAGCCCGAAACAAACAGGCGTTTGATCTAGGCCGTTTGGCCGTTGCAGATCCGGGTGGCGCACTAGAGCTGAGCGGACAAGAAAATCTGGTCG